TTTGCGAACTGGCACGTAACGGACGAAGAAGTCGACGCAGCGATAGAGCTTTGCAAAGACGAGTGGAACCGCGTACCGGAGAACGTGACAAAAGCATTCCGCGAATTATTGAACAAGGCGATTGCAAGATGCAAAGCCAAGAATGAGCCGGTGCACACAATTTATCCTAAGTCGCCTGAATCTGAACTTGCTGATGCGCGCGCTGGATGCTGCAAGCGAATTAAAAATAAGCACTATGCAAATCAACCGTGGGATATGCCGCTGGCATGTGAAATCGGAACCATGCTGACATCGCTTGAAAAAACGGCGCGGCAGGAAAACCCGAAAGCCAGCGATATTGAAATACTGCGTATGGTGTGGGCGCTGATATAAATTTTTAACAACAACCGGAGAAAATCATGAAGTTTAAAATCTTTGAAAAAGCTGAAACTGAAACGCAAGCTGTTCCAAGACGAGACGATGAAGCGCCAAAGCAAAAAAAATGTGAAGGATGCGGAGAAATGCATCATGAGCCTTCACTGTTTCAGATTTTGCTAAAGTTTTCAGAAAAGATGAGAGAGAAAGCAGAAAGACCAAAAGACAAAGAACCGGAAGTTACTTTGCGATTGATTAACAATAACGATGGAACAATTAGCTTGGTGGCGGTTGATGAACATGGCTACAGGCTTCCTCAGGGAAATTTGCTGTATATAACATCACGCGGAAAAGTTTTTTTTAACCAATTTGTCAATAGTGATCTTGGCTTTCCTCTTGAGGGAGTGGGAGAGTTAATGGTTGAAGGTCGGCGCTAATGCGCTCCTGGCTACGCAAGCGCTTACGAAAGCTGATAAGCAATACGTGGGTGGCGGGTAGGCGGTTAAAGCGGCTTAAATCGAAGAAATGAGGGGTTTGTATGTATCAAGAAAATAACTTACCGGAAAAGAAAAACGAGGAGCAGAAATAATGGACGCTGTACTGCTTTTTATGATTTTGATACCGATATTTTTTATTGGCTATGCGGCTCTATGGCTGGTTTGGTGGTTAGCGAAAATTGTCGTTGAGTATTTACGTAGCAAAAGGTGGATACGATGGAAACGGTAATTATTGAAATGCTGATTGCGTTTGATATTGCGCTTGTGTGCTTTGTGATGCGCGATGAGCTGAAAATGTTTTGGCGGTGGATGACTAAGAAACGGTGGAGGTGGTGATGGGTAAGTTTAATGTGGGTAATAAGGTGGCAGTTTATTGTTCTAGTTACGGCTACAAAGAGGAGGGAGAAATTTACCGGCTAATTAGAACTGTTGGGAAAATTAAGGGGAATAAAATATTTGTTTATGGCGGCGATAAAATTTTACATCCAGTGCATATCAAACAATGCAGACGGCTGGTGAAGCGGAAGAAACAGGAATATTGCCGATGTAGTGATTTGGTGCTTGTTTATAAAGCAGACGACCCAGGAGTTTGTGCTAAATGTTTCAAGTGTTTTAAGCCTGGCGTTTTTGGTGTTTTTGAAAATGCTAATCAAAAAATAGAAGCGCTGGAAAAGCGGGTGTCAGAACTTGAAAGATTTGAAAATAGAATGACTTGTGAGCGCTGCGAAGGAATAGTTAAGCATGAGCAAATTTATAAACGTTGCGAGTGTTTTTAATTATGACCCTGCTTAATCGTATCAAGTGCTGGGCGGGGATGCATGATAAATTTTATTTGCCTTATGCAAAGCCTGTTGGGTTATTAGCTCATTGTGCTGGTTATGATTTAGATGATTACCCCAAAAAAATTTGTTTTAGATGCTGGAAGGAGATTTGAGTGATTCATGTATGCCCCAAGTGTAACGGCGAAAAGAAATTGGATGAAGATAGATTTTCAAAATTATGTTCTTGCGACATAGAGAAGCAACACAAAATGCTAAGCAACAATACCATTAATTTTTGTAGAGATTGTAAAGTTGCTATTTATCAAGAAAGAAGACCTTGCCCAACATGTGACGCCAAAGGGTTTGTTAAAAGCTGAGGAGATTTGATTGATTAATTCAAAACAAAAAGGAAAACGCGGGGAACTCGATTTCAAAAACCTGCTAATCGAACACGGCTTTGACGCTCGCCGTGGTCAGCAGTTTTGCGGAAGCAAAGACAGCCCCGATGTTGTCTGTAATGCATTGCCAAGCGTTCACTTTGAAGTGAAGTATACGGAAAAGTTTAATGCCTATGATGCAGTGGCCCAGGCTAAGCGTGATGCGGGTGATTACAAGCTGCCTGTCGTTGCACACAGACGAAACAATCACGATTGGCTAGTGATTATGCCGGCGCAAGATTGGCTGAGCTTGATTAAAGAAACGGATAGAGTGAAGACGATATTTTGTCCTGAATGCAAGACGGCCAATGTGCGCAAAGATGGGCATGATACAAAGAGCCAGCAGAAGTATGAGTGCTTGAATAACGATTGTCCGAGAGTAAAATTTACTGTTTAGATCAACAAAATAGCAATTTAATAGAGGAGAAAGCAGAGTGAGCGATTTACAAACAAAGCTAGTTGAAGTTATCACGCAGCTGCAAAGCATTGTGAAAGATAATGCAGCGGATGCGGTGAATTTTGGGTTGGGTGCGATTAGGATTGATGCAATCGGAAATATTGTTATAGGCTTAGTTTGCGTGGTTTCATCAATTATCGGCGCAATAGTTATAAAAAAACTAATTGCGCGTGTTCACAAAATGATGGAAGGGAAAAGTAAACATAGCTTTGGCGGAGAATTTTCAGATTATCCTGAGTATGTTATTTCAATTATAATAATTTCCGTCATATTAGCCATTGCTTCAATTTGCGCTATTTGTGCTGTATTAGGCACCTGGAACTGGGTCGCCATTTTCCAGCCGAAGCTATGGCTTGCGCACCAGATATTGGCTAAAGCGGTGAGCTAGTGAATAAGATAAAAGCGTTTTTGAAGAAATGGCTATTTCCAGAAGTTAATCTTGATGAAGTTGTTACTGCGTCTGAACATATCCGACAGCGATTTAAATTCCAATTTATGCTAGATAGCGCCGAGCATGAAATTAAACGACTAAAACACGAACTCATGGTCACTCGCGTAAAGCTAACCAAGGCGCGGAATAAGATTGAGGAGCTAGAAAATACCAGCGTTAATAGATATTTTGATGAGCGCGAAACAAACGCAAAGCTAAAAGCTGAAAACGAAGAGCTTAGAAAGCGCTTGAACAATAGGCGGAAGATGATTATGAAGGCATACAGATGTAACTGTTCTAAAACTGACCAATCGAACAAAATAGGGTGAATCTCCTGTTGACATGCTTATAGCGATGCGCTATAGTGTACTCAAGCTCAGCAATAACGCAGAGCCTGAATCAAGGAGAACAGTATGATAACTAAAGCTGAAATAGAAAGACAAAAAGAATTTTTGGAGCCGATCATTAAAGAAACTGTAAAAAATGTATTGCTTGCTCATGAGTCTGAATATAAAACACCGGAAGAACAAGAAATCGAATATATAAAACAGATGAATGAATTAGCAGAGCGCTATAGCAAAAATAAAAGAACTCACGACTAAGCAAATAAAAAAGTGTACTCAAGCTCAGCAATAACGCGGGGCTAAACAGCAGTATAAACGACTTAAAACAAAACAGGGGATATATCATGAAAACTACAAAATACAAAAGATCCGGTAATAGCTTACTTAAGTATATGGAAGATAAAAACGTTTTCGTGCACGTATATGTGAATCTTCGTTGCTGGACATTAAAATCACTCATTAAAGCTTATGAAGAAAAACTAATAAACAACTGGATAGGGAAAAGTGGTTATTTTTGTCTGCCGATCGCAAAAGTTTTGGCCGAACATTTTAAAGATGCTTCAACAAGCTAAATAATATATTGGGCAAAATGAACGCGGATCGCATTTTTAACGAATATTGTTAATGCAAATAGTATGAAAAAAGAACTCAGCACAAAACAAGTCGCCAAGCTTCAGGGCGTTTGCGAGCAGCGCATCAGAGCAAAGCTCAAGCATCAAGAGAGCGGGCGCAAGATACACTTCCCGAATGCGCGTAAGTGCGAGTGTGGGCATACGTGGTTTATACCGGAGCGGGATGTGAGGGGGAAATAACTTTCCGGCTTTTCCGGAATGTTGGATAATGATTTATGGTGGTAGCGGCGTGGCTGGTGACACGCGCTTGGTTAGCTACAAGTGGGCAATCGGCAAGCTAATGCGCGCGCCCTAGATGGTTCGAGTCCATCCTGCCGCCTCCAGTTTAGATAAGGAGGAATGATGAGTGATTTAAATTTAGAATGTAAAAAATGCGGTGCGGAGGATTGAAATGATACCAATCGAGCAACAGGTAGTGTCGCTAGAGCTGGCTAAGCGCCTCAAAACGTTGGGCGTGCGACAGGAGAGTGCACATTATTGGAGGGATGATAGAGACTGTGCCCATAATGAGCTAGTGCCTGATTGCAAAGATTGTGAGCATGTAGTAGAGCTTCTGATTGATCCGGTTAAAGATAATAGCCCGTATTTTCTTAGTTTTTATTCAGCATTCACATTTGTCGAACTATGGATAAAACTTCCGACCGGAATAAATCTAATAGAATGTTCTTACCATGTAACGGAAAATGCTATCAGCATCAGAGACACAGAAGAAAGATTTAAGAATGTTCCTGCACTTTTTTGTCAGGATTATAATATAGCCAATTTAGCTGCTAGATTTCTTATTTATCTTATCGAAAATAGTTACCTAACTGAAATATATCCTGTTAATGAGGCTCAAAAATGAACTTCAGCCAAGCACTTGAAGCGATGAAGGCGGGGAAACCTGTTATGAGAAAAATAAGTGAAAGCCGCACAACTTTCCCGATATTCATAAATGCAGGAGAAATGTATTTTTATACCGAGGAAAACGGAGAATCTATTTTGCATCAAATTGATAATCTTAGGGTAGAAGATGTCCTGGCCGATGATTGGGAGGTGGTGGAGTGAGCGAGTCATTAGAAATGCTGAAAGACAGAACGCCAGATGAAAAAGAAAGGTTTAGAAAGGCCATCATAAAACACATAAAAAGGAGCCAAGGCGAGGAATTTAAAATTCCTGATAATACTGGCGCATTTCCTGTAGTCGGTATTAATCTGGATGATCGCATTAATATAGGCGATTTATTCATCGCAAATGGTACTCGCCCCGATAAAGTCTGGATTGGCCGCCAAAGCGGCGAGGGCGGCGAGTTTGATATTAAGGCGTTTGAGGCCGTGATTGAGAAGTTTTTTGTGGAGAATTTTTAGATGACTATTTTAGGTGATTTGTTTGGGTATAATTCTGCTGGAAATGATTTGTTGGGATTTCCTCAAGACAGGGAAAATTCTTGCATTGTTTGCGGTAGGGCGGGTAACGTACATACGAATGAAATGAATGTTAAGTGTAGCGCCAAACTTTATTCAACAGATTCTAAAGAAATAAAGGATAATGAAAAAAATGACCCTAGCAGAGTTTAGAGTGTTTTGGGTATTAATGGAGAATTTTTAGGTGAAGTGGGTGCTTATTATTGCCCTCGGTTACAGTACAACTGTTACCGTGCCTTACGATTCTCTGGATGCTTGCAAAAGAGCCGGAGACTTAATGGCTACGGGAACATATATATCGTACTGCACAAACACCAGCACAGGTGAAACGCTCTCTGGAGACATTGTCAAATGGAGTGAATTAAAAAAATGACCATAGTAGAGTTTAAGACGTGGTTTAAAAATTACACTGAGGAAGAATTCAAGCTAAACAGGTGGCTCACCCCGTATCATGTTTGCATTATTGAAGAAAAGCTGGTGACTGTGGATGATGGCTGGATTGACGTTAAAGAGCGGCTCCCTATTCACAAAGAATGCGTTCTGTTTAGACTTAAAACCGGAGAAGATAGGCTGGGTTTTTATGCTAGCGATGAAAAAGAACCGTGGAAATGCGATGGCAATGGATATGATGATTATCTTCCTTGCTGGAAGTGTTATGCGCATGCTGAAGTAACCCACTGGATGCCGATTCCCGAATTACCAAAATAAATCCCCTCATTTCCCCTCAGTATTTGCTTATTAAGCAATTTTAATCTGCCCTAAGATAAGCCCCAAATATCTTTAAAACGGGGTTTCTGTGTCTGAAATAATTAAATGTTCCACGTGTAACGGTCAAAAACAAGTGCGCGGCTGCGGCTATATGCTGGTTAAGTGTACGGATTGCAATGGGCTGGGATGGAAGGAGGAGAAGCCGATTGCTACTGATACAAAACCAGAAGAATTTCAAAAGCTGAACGGTGAACATCCATCTGTAAAAGAAATTGCAGGCGCATGCAGAGAGCTTGGCGGTGCAATTGAAAAAGCTGTAGCCGCTAAGAAGCGCGGACGGCCAGCCAAGGGAAAGAAAAATGATTAATCTCCTTATTGCCTATGCAATTGGGCTATTAATTTCTTGGGCGATTATCATTAAATTTGGTTAATTTTAGAACACAAATAAATCATGCCATTCAAAAAAGGTAATGCAGGTAGACCAAAGGGCGTAAAAGATAGCCGCTCACGCTATTACGATGTGATGGCAGCGCTGCAAAAAGAAAAACATGATCCCGTACAGGCGTTGATTAAGCTGGCAAAGGACGAGACAGCAGAGCCAGAATTGCGCTTTAAAGCAGATAAAGAATTGGTAGCGCGTATCGCTCCCATTTTAAAAGCAGTTGAAATGAATAACTCAGAAGAGAACGAGGCGCTTAAGGCAGAGACGGAAGCCCTTAAAAAAGAGCTTAAAGAAACAGAAGACAGGCTAAACAAGAAATTCAAGAAAGAGTACTAACAATGCCATGCATATTGAAACCGATCCAGAATTACTTGAGTTTAGAGCTAAACTAAAAGGCTCGCTGCTTTTCTTTATCCAAGTATTCTTCAGGTTTCGCACGGGTCGAGACTTTTCATTAAGCCAGCCCATAGGGCGGGAATCCCATCACATTACAGTCTGCCGAGAACTCACAAAGGTATTTAATCTTGAGACGTTTCGCTTAATCATTAATCTGCCGCCAGGCCATTACAAAAGTACACTGCTGCAACACTTTGTCGCCTGGGCCTGGGCAAATTATTCAGATTGCCAGTTTCTCTATCTTAGCTATTCGCATGATGAGGCCAGCAAGAATACGGCTGTCATTAAAAGCATCGTAGCACTGCCGCAATACCGGCGCTTATTTGGTATTGAAATCGATGGCGACTCTTCAGCGAGAGATAACTTTAAAATCACCGGAGGCGGCGCTATTAAAGCGTTTGGCAGTGGAGGCGCTGTCACGGGTAAGGATGCTGGTTTCCCCGACTGTAGCCGCTATACAGGCGGTTTAATCATGGATGATATGCATAAACCCGATGAAGTCCATTCAGACACAATGCGCGAGAGCGTTATACGCAACTATAACGAGACGATTGCTCAGCGTGTGCGCGGTCCTAACGTTTCCCAAATATTCTTAGGCCAATGTCTCCATGAGGCCGATTTAGCGGCTTATTTCAAAGCGGGCAGGGATGGCTATCAGTGGACAAAGGTTGTTTTAAAAGGCCTGGATGATGCAGGCAATGCGCTGGATGAAAACGTCAAGACAAAAGAGCAGCTTAAAACCATGCGCGAGTTCAATAAATACGTTTTCTATGCGCAATATCAGCAAGACCCACAGCCCGCAGGCGGCGCTATTTATCTTGAAAAAGATTTTGTGCTTTTAGATAAAGAGCCAGAGCTATTGGTGACCTTTATTACTGCAGATACTGCAGAAACCGACAAAGACTATAACGATCCCACCGTGTTTAGCTTTTGGGGCCTATACGATATCAAACACCGAGAAGCCAGCAGTGGCATTTTGGGGCTGCATTTAATTCATTTGCGCGAGGACTGGATAGAGCCCAAGCACTTAGAGGATGAGTTCATGGAATTCTACGCTGGCTGCTTGCGCCACTACGTAAAGCCCATGTATGCGGCAATCGAGAAGAAATCAACCGGCGTCACGCTCTCATCAACATTAAGCAAGCTGCAGGGCTTAAAAATTATCCAGATTGAGCGTACACGCGCCTCTGGCAGCAAAACAGCGCGTTTCTTAGAGGCCCAGCCCTATGCGGCCTCTGGTCGTGTGTCGCTCATGAGCGAGGGCAAGCTGTGGATAGTCAAAGATAACAAGCTGGTCAATATATTTATTGAACACATGGGCAAAATAACCGCTAACAACACACACGCCCATGATGATATTGCCGATACATTTTATGACGCCGTAAAAATAGGCTTCATTGATAAAACGCTTGAGAACTTATTACAGATTGGCCAAACCTCGCAACAAAACGTTGTGAGCCAAATAGGCAACCAATTTTCACATATTCAACAATTAAGGCGGTCAGCATATGGCTAAAGTAGATAAAAAGTATCAGGACAGATTAGAAGACATTAAGAAAAACATTAAAGAATCGTACGATTACTTTAAGCCCAATTATGATAGATATTGGGAATTCAAAAACTTTGTTTTTAGGACAGCGCTCACCGACAACATGCGGGCACTCTTAAAAGCACTCGGCAAGCCTGATTTAGAGTTTAATATTACGGAAGCTAAGCTATCTCGCTTGCGCGGTGAATTTGCTAAACAAGAGCCATCCATTGAGGTGAGCGCTCAGGACGATATGCCGGAAACGCCGCAACTGGTGCAACAAATACAAGTGGTGCAGGGCTATGTTAAGCATGTGCTTTACGACTCTAACAAGCTGGGTTGTGAATACGATGTTTATACCGACCAATTAGGCGGCGGCTTTAGCGTGCTAAAAGTCACTACTGATTACGTGCATTCCAGAAGCTTTAATCAGGATATTAAAGTGATGAAGGTATTTGATCCAACCTTATGCGGTTTTGATAAAAAAGCACAGCTATCGCACAAAGGGGATGGCGATTTTTGTTTTGAGTATTTCCCCAAAACCAAAGAAGCGTTTAAAAAAGAACGCCCTGATGTCGATATTAATAACGTCAGCTTTGCCAGAAAGGCGGGTGAGTTTAGCTGGTCGTATCGCACCGATAAAAACGATATTTTATTAGAGTGTTACTACTACGAAAAGCGCAAAGATAAAGTTGAAATAGTCGAACTGGCGGATGGCCAAGTAATGACGAAAAAAGAATATAAGCAAGAAGTGCAGTCTAAGCAGTCCATGCTCTTTGAGCAAATACCCGATATTATTGATAGCCGCATGAGCGACATGACCACGATATGCCGTTATCACTTAATTGAGGACCAGGTGATAGGCTATATCGAAACAGACTTTAAATATCTGCCGTTGGTGTTTGTCGATGGTAATAGCGTATTGCTACGGGATGGCACAGACGGCCCCGTGCAGCAGATGACGCGCCCGTATATTTACCAAGCCAAGGGCGCGCAGATGTTGACTAACTTTGCAGGGCAAAGCTTGGCCTCTGAGCTGGAAGACAGCATCCAGAGTAAATGGATATTCCCAGAAGGCGGTTTGCCGACACAGCCAGAATATTTGGCTGCGATTAAAAATAATCAATTGCCGAGTGTCGTTATTTACAAAGATAAGGACGTTAACGGCAATCCTGTTAATCCACCAGCGCCCGTGGTTCGTGCGCCAATACCGCCAGAGATACCCAACACGTTTATGGCAGGCGAGCAGAAGGTAGAAACCATTTTAGGTAATTTTGACCAAGCGCTGGGCGGTAATAATAAGGATTTGTCAGGTAAAGCGATTATCGAAAGCATTACCTTATCAAACTCAGCCGCGATGCCCTATATCGTAAGATTTTTACAATCCTGGGATTGGTGCGCCCAGATAATTGTTGATTTAATTCCTAAGTATCTCGTTAAAAAGCGCTCTATCCCAACATTAAATAAAGATGGTAAACGCGAATCAACGCCGATTAACATGCCCAATGGCGTTAGCATGCAATACGCAGAAAACTCATTCCGGGTAAAAGTTGAGCCTGGCGTTAATTTTGCGATTCAAAAATCCCGCTCCTTGGCTGAAATTATCGATTTGGCGCATTCAATGCCGGTGCTGGGTGAATTCTTTAGCACAGATGGCCTGCCAATCCTCCTGCAAAACGTAGAGTGTGCGGGCGCAGATGAAATGCGCATGATGGCTAAGCAATTTCAGCAAAAGAAGCAGCAACAGATGGCGCAGCAACAAGCCATGGCCATGCAGCAGATGCAGAATAACCCGCAGGTGCAGCGTAATCAGATTGAGGCCAAAAAAGTCGAACATCAGATACAGCAGGATACAGTCAAAAACCAGCTTGATGCGGGCCAACAATCGATTGATGAAATCAAAGCCGAAAACGATAGGCTTAAATTGCTATTAGAAGCCCAGGAATCGCAGCGGGAGGCAGTGGTAAGGTTAGAGCAGCAGCAAACGGAGAAGATGGCTAAAAACGTGGATATGGCCATTGCTGTTGTGCATGAGGCGAGCAGGCACCACGGAGAAATGCGAAAGCATGACAGGGAGGATGTACGACTTCATCATGATATAATTCAGGCGAATAAACCCAAACCAAAGGAAGAAAACAATGTCAGAAATTAAACAACTTAAAACCAGGTTTAAAGATTTTCCTAAAAAAATAGACATAAAAGATATTAATTTTAATTTTTGGCCAAAAACACAAACTGATATTAATAATTTTTTTAATAAATTATCTAAAGCAAATAAACCACAGCCAACACAATCAATGGGGGCAAACAATGGCTAAATCAATGAAGCTGGGCGGCGGTGGCCGCTTTCAAAAACTAAAAGGCAAGTTGGAACGCTCTGGCAAATCACCAGATGCAGCGGCTGCTATTGCAGCGTCGGCAGGTCGTAAAAAATACGGCGCTGCAAAAATGTCTAAAATGGCGGCTGCTGGCAGAAAACGCGCCTCTTAATAAAAATGCCCGCCAAAATAATTAATTCTGGTGGGCGTTTTCTCTAAAAAAATCTATCCCCTCAATTCCCCTTATTATTTTATTGCGAGCAAATAGCGCGCGAAGTATGTTCATACACTGAAATGGTGCTATGGATTTTTAGCGCTATTTTACGGGACTCTTACGTGACGAGAGGCATACGCAGCTATGCGGAGAAATAGCCGAGACCCATGCGCTTTTGGGGCATACCGTGACGGGGCAATAGTCGATAAAGGTGAAAAATGACTGACGAATTATTAGGTGGGGCATCGCCACAAGGTGATGCTGGGAATAGTGTACCTGCTGCTACGCCACAAGCGCAGCCACAGGAAAAAGAAAGGTTAATACCTCAATCTCAGGTAGATAAATTGGTAGGCGCTGTTAAAAGCGAAACCTATCAAAAGACCAGAGCTGAAGTGCTGGAGGAATTGAAGAGAAATCAACCTCAGCAACAAGCGCAACCTGTTCAGTCGCAAGGCGGATTAGGCGGCATGAGTCCTGGCATAACGCCGGATGAAGTGCGCCGAATAGTCGCCGAGCAAACAGAGCAGATGCGCTGGCAAGGTGCTATGCAGAATGTAGAAAATGCATTTTTTGCTAAAATCCAAGCCCATAAAGCTCAAGTGCCGGATTTTGAGGAAAAATTGAAAGCGTTTGGCATACAAAATATGCCGGAACTTAAAATTTTAATTAACTCGCTCGACAATGGCGCGTCTGTTTTAGAAGATTTATTAAAAAATCCTCTTCAGGCAGGGCAAATTGTTCAGTACGCACGAACTCCAGGCATGGATCATTTGGCTGTGCAAGCGATTATAAACTGGTCTCAATCGATAAAAACGAATGAATCTGGCCGAAACGCTCCCCGCGCTAATCCTCCGTTAGATCAATTAACACCATCGAATACCGGAACGAGTGACGGCCCGATGAGTGCAAATGAGCTACGCGGTTTAGATTACCTACAAGCGTAAGCCTTAAAAACACATCGCAACCGTCCTCGCTATTAAAACTAATAAGCGGAGATTTTTGCGATGGCAAACCCAATTAACTATTTACAACAAGTTGCGACTTATCAGCCAGCGGCGTTAGCGCACCTTGAAAACCAAAATTGTTTCATCTCTACCCTAAACACTAAGTTTAAAGACTTTCAAAACATGACGGCGCAATTAGGCGCAACCGTCAATATTGAATTGCCGTATCGTTTTAGGACGGCAGACGGCCTAGTTGTGACCTTCCAAAGCACTGAACAGCGCTTGCACCCTTTAACCATTACACAAGCTAAAAACGTCTCGTATGCGATGAATGAGCAAGAGTTCATTTATAACTTAAAAGACTACATGACAAAAATTGGTAAAGGTGCTATTAAGCAATTATCCGCCTCTATCGAAATTAACGTGGCTAAAAACGCTAATAGCAGCGTTCCTGTTTATTCGCTTAATGGCATTGGTCAAAGCGTTCCCACGGGCGCTTTAAATACCGTCTCTGGGCCCTTCCGCTTTTACGGCGATGGCGTGACAGCGATTAATTCATTTGGTCAGCTCGCACAGATGGAATCGTTTTTCCACGAATATGGCGCGGCCCCTGGTGAATTAAAAACGTATCTGCCTAACATGGCCATCAGCGCAATTATTAATACTGGTGCTAACCAATTCACCCCGGACCGCAACAATAAATTAACGCAGTCCTGGGATTTGGGCAGCTACACCGGTGGCAATAGCAAGTTTTATCGTTCTAACTTATTGCCTATTCATGAATCTGGGAACTTAGGCAATGCAAGCACGACACTAACCGTCGTCAGCATTAATGCCGCTGGCACACAGATGGTATTAAGCGGCGCTACCGGCGCGGGCGCGGATGCAGTTAAATCAGGCGATTTAGGCCAATTCCTACCAGCTAACGGCTTAAACTTCTTAACCTTCATTGGTCAAGCGGTTTCTGAATGTCCTGTGCAATTCCGTGTAACTGCGGACGCAAGCGCAAGCGGCGATAACGTGACCGTGGATATTACGCCTCCTTTAGTCAGCTCTAGCACAACTGCTAACCAAAACATTAACAAAGCCATTGTTGCAGGTATGACATTGAAATTCATGCCGCGCCATAAATGCGGGCTGGTTGTGGGTGGTGATGCGTTTTATCTGGCAATGCCACGCTTAGGGCAAAAAATTCCTTATCCGACGTCTAGCACTGTGGGCGATACGGGCGCATCACTGCGTAACTACTACGGTTCGCAATTTGGCGGAAACATGGACGGCTACGTAAATGACTGCATTTTCGATAGCACACTTATGCAAGATTACAGCATGCGTATCTTGTTTCCCATTAACTCTTAATTGACGGAGAAAAATAAAAATGACTACTTCATCGCAAGCGTTTTCTTTACCGATGCTTTATAAAAATAACCTGCAATTAGCGTGGGACAGTGCGACAACTTTAACTGTTGCTGCTGGCCAGGCGCGCGATAGCGGTAATGCGTTTGATATTACCTCAAGCGCGGTCACTATTAATGCGGCAGTGAATGGCGCTAACGGGCTTGATACAGGCTCTTTAGCGGCCAGTACCTGGTACGCTGTAGTACAAATTGGATCTGACATTAACACCAAAACGCCAGCCTTTATGCTGACGACTTTTGCAACTGTTGCTACGCCCGTTATGCCGCTTGGCTACAATATTTCTGATGTTGTTGGCTACTGGTTAACCAACTCCAGCTCTGAGTTAATTAAAGGCTATGTCGTAGGCAATGGCAATTTACGCCAGCATTACTGGGATGATTCCATCAAAGTCTTAAACGATGGCACCAGCGCAAGCTTGGCTAACATTACTTTAACAACTGGCGTTCCGCCCATTGATAACACGCCCGTGTTAATTAATGCGGAGTTTACACCGGCTACCGCTAACGATTACGTAAGTTTTTTCCCCGGCGCTTCAAGCGCTACGGTTGGCCCGCGTATTTATGGCTCTGTCGCAACAAAGTTTAATGGCGGACAACAAAAAATACTGTCAAAACTCGTTAGCTCGGCGCCGACTATTCGCTATATCAACTCGGCGGCTTCGTGCAATGCGGATGTTTGGGTTAATGGCTTCGAATACTTCGTGTAAAAGAGGCGGTATGAATGTCTTATTTAGCGTCGGAGTTAATTACTAGGGCTTATTCTTTAGCTGGCATTGTTGCTGAGGGCTTTGAGACTGTGTCCGGCCCTCAAATGTCAACAGGCCTTAGTTTGCTCAACGATTCGCTAACCGACAAAATTTCCGACATGTCGCTGATACCGTTTTATAAAAAGTATGAAACGGTAACAGAGATTGGCGAGCCTGATTATTTTGTGCCCAATCTTTTAGCCATTGAAACGCTGACCTTTAATAACGGCGAGGACAGCCCCGTTCGCTTTGCTATGCAAAACGTGGGGCGTGTGCAATTTAGAGGGCGTAGCCAGGTGGATAATGTCACTACCTTGCCTTCAAGCTGGCATGCTGAACGCTCCATTGATGAGGACGGCGTAGGCGGCACAACCATTTCACTTTACCCGCGACCTTCCGCCGTTTATCCGCTGACCGTGTGGGGCAAATTTGGGTTAGAGGAAATCGAAAGCCCAGATGTAGATTTAAGCGAATTTTATGAGCGCGGCTACTTGGTTTATGCGCGCTATGAATTGGCCAATCTTATTTGCTCAGAATTTGGCATTTCCATGCCGGAAAGCGCTGAAAAGCGCCTTATGCGGTATCGCAAAGATTTTGACTATATAAGCCCTGTGGATTTAACCACACAAAAATCATCAACGCTGTATAGCGGACAAGCTCCCGATTTCTTAGCGGTCGCCTTTTTAGGCGGCGGGTGGGTGCCCTAATGGCAAGAACGCAAGAAATACCATTGGATATTGTCGGCTCCTCAACGTTTGGGCGCTATTCCAAAATATCAAGCCAGCAAACTTTTAATATGTTTATTTCCGATGGCTGGATGGTGCCATACGCCGGCCATAAAAAGGCCGTTACGCTATCAGACAGTGGCCAGGGCAGGGGACTTTACAGCAGCGCGCGCTATGACCACATGATCGCGGTGGCCGATGATGCCGTTTTTTCTATTAGCGAGAATTTATCCAAAACAAAAATAGCCACCATTGAAACGTCAGAAGGCGATGTTTTTATCAGCGAAAATAACGCTGATCAGATTGCTATCTGCGATAAATCATCCATTTATGTTTATGACTATCGCAACCACACGTTTAGCAAAGCGGTAACTGGATCGGGTTCTGGCCTGGACTTTACGCCTGGCTATGTCACTTTTCAGGACGGCTATATCATCGCGCCTTCACTTAATCGCGCTGAATGGCGCTTGTCCGCTCCAAATAACGCACACTCCTTTCCAGCGGATGCGGCCAGTACAGGGGAAATTCAAACCAAGCCCGATGAAGCGATGGCCTGTGTGCGCTTTCCTGGCAAGGGCAATCTATTGCTGGTGTTTGGTAAAACCGTTGTCGAGCCTTGGTATGACACCGGCACACAATTATTTCCTTACACTAAAAACACCTTTAATAACATTGATTACGGATGTGCCAATCAGGCTTCTATCGGTTCTGTTTCTATCTCAGAAGAAAAAGGCAATATCAGCGGTTTGGTAGTCTGGGTAGGCGTTAATGAATCATCGGGCCCCGCCATTATTTACACGGACGGGAATTCCGTTAAACAAATATCGGATGATGGCATTAATTTCAGGCTATCTGAATTAACGAACCCTACCAATTGTTATGGATTTTGCTTTAAGCAAGATGGCCATCCTTTTTATCAGGTTTCCTGGCCGGACGATGGCCTGACCCTATTATTTGATTTTAAGACCAATAAATTCTTTACGTTGTGTGACCATTATCAAAATTGTCACCCCGCCAAATCAGTCACATTTTTTAATAATAAATATTATTTCATCAGTTTTGAAGATGGCAATTTATACGAATTAAACAGCAAATACACCACCTATGACGGTCTGGTTATTCCGCGTATTCGTGTTTGTAAAAATATCAGGCTGCTGAAAGCTGAGCAATTTATTGTCAATAACGTCAATTTCACGATTGAGCAAGGTTCTGATTCTAATTTGCAGCGCGTGGATTTTAATTTCTCCAAAGATGGTGGCGAGAGCTATAGCTCTATTGTCAGTAAGCAATTAAACCCGCTGGGCTTTCGACAAAACAAGTTGAATTTCTGGGGAATGGGGCAGGCCAACGATTTTGTGTGCCAGTTCCGTTTTTGGGGCGATGGCCGATTTTTAGCCACCGATGGCTCTGTGAGTATTTACCAATGAGCATACCTAATTTAGCGCAGCCTTTATTTACCGTAGAGAAAGACGACAGAAGCGGAAACGTTAAAGCGGTAAATGTTAATTCAAATTTTATTTTGATGTTGCAGCAATTAATCACGGAATTACAGCGGGCCCTGAGTAATGAAGGCTGGAAGCCGCCCCAGCTAGATGCAGCGACCATTGCGCAATTAAATACGGCGGCCTCCATCGGTTCTTTTGTTTTTAATAAAACAACCGGCAAGTTTATGGGCAACGAAAGCGGCACTTTTAGAACTTTTACCATGAGTTAAATTTTATGGCATACGCTTATTTTTTACCGCTCCTTATGCAAATGCTGCAATCGCAAGGCGGCGATAGTTCGCAGGGCGGCGGTTCCGGCAGTCAAGTACCGTTTGGCCAGAATTATTTTAATCCGCAGGGCGGCTCTGGGGCTTATAGCTCGCAACAAGGCTTAATGGGCGGCTCAATGGGCGGTGGCTCAAGCGGAGGGGGCGGCAGCAATTGGATGTCGATGCTGGGCGGTTCTGGCGGCGGAGGTGGAGGCGGCGGACTCATGAGTTCATTAGGCAGCCAAACACCAGGCGGCAGGATGGGCGGTATTGCAAATGGTTTATTTAATATGTTTTTTGCTAAAAATCCCTCGGATGCCGCCGATCCTTATTTGGGCAGCATTGAAGGCTCCATGGGCAAATATTTAAACCCGTACATTGATGCGGGCAAATCCGCCATGGGAACGCTTAACGCTGAAAATAATAAATTAGTTAATGATCCTGGCGCAGTCATGAATAAAATCGGCGCAGGTTTTCAGCAATCGCCAGGCTATCAATTTCAAACGCAGCAAGCAGAGGGTGCGGCAAATCGAGCGTCAGCAGCAGGCGGGATGTTGGGCAGTCCCATGCAGCAGCAAAACATTGCTGGCACGATCAATAATCTGGCGAATCAAGATTATTACAACTATTTAAATCACGGCATAGGTATGTACGACACCGGATTAACGGGCATGTCGCACATGAGCGATCAAGGCTTTAATGCCTCTGGAATGATGTCGCAAGGCCTATTACAGCAATTATTGGCTCAGGCGCAAAACGCTTACGCTGGCGCTAATACCTACAATCAGCAAATGGGTGGCGGGATTAGTTCGCTTATAGGGGGAATGTTTTAATGTTTCCACTTTTAAGTTTTGATCAAGCTAATCCTGTTTTAACCGGCATGAATCGCATGGAGACCTTAAAAAATTTGGCCATGCAAACGCAGCAGCTTGGCATTCAAAACCAGTTCTTGCCTCAAAGCCTGGCGGAGCAATTACGCGGCGCGTCCATCGGCAATGATTTAAAAGACGTGGAATTGCAATATGCGCCACAGATGACGCAAGCGCAGCTAGCCATGCTAAGAGCACAGCCTAATTTAATTAATGCGCAGGCGAACGAGGCTAATGCAAAAGTGCCTCTGTATGGCGCTCAGACTAATTTAACCAATGCCGAAGTGCCTTATGTTGGCCTTAAATATACAGCGCCTTTTTTAAGCGCACAGGCCAATCTATTAAAAGCAGGTACAGGCGTTTCTAACAGTTTCAGGAATTGGTCACAAACGCCGGAAGGGAGCGCTTTAATCCAAAGCAACCCAGGCCTAGCGCAGGCTGTCTTTAGTTCAATGTCGGGCCAATCTGGCTTGCTTAACAGCGGCATAGCGGGCGGGGGCGTGTCTCCATCCATGCAAAATTTATTATCTGCCACAGGCTCCCCTGGCGCGCCTCAGCAACAATTACCCAGCATTACGTTGCCAGGGACTACTCCTGCAGCACCTGCAGGGGCCGCAAGCGGCCAGCCTGCAGCCAATATGAATGCGCCAATACCTGACAATATTAGCGCCGTTCAAAACGCCTCACAGGACACGTACGCTAAAAAAGTACTGACAGCCAATCAGCGTAATCAGCAGTTATACGCCTCTATTTTGGATAATCTATTCCAAGGCGCTCAGCCGCTCATGGATTCTGTGACAGGTTATGCGGGTTTAGCGGGACGGGCAAAATTACAACAAGACCGTGTACAAGCTTCCCTTGGAAAAACACCATCTGATTATCAAAATTATTTAAATTTTACTAGAAATTACGCGACGAACATTGCTAATGAAATGCGCAGAACATTAGGTGGTCAAGCAACTGACAGTGAGCAAAAGCTGATGGCCAATGTTTCTAATCCGGCTTACTGGGATTCTAATCCTGATCTGGCCATGCAACAGTTTAAATCTTTGCAGGATATGTATAGGCAAAGAGTTAATCCAGCATTAACACAAACGCCGTCACAGACAAGAGCAAAGCTTAGCGGGGCTTCTGCGCAATCAGGCGCGTCTCAAGCTCAGGCCACCAAAACACTTGGCGGAAAAACCTATTACAAAATTAACGGGCAGTGGCACGAATGACACCGGTAACCGATCCTAACATTATTGCGCAACTGGAAGGAAATACTTCGCAAGCAGGATTAAAGCCTGTAACGGATCCTTCTATCATTGCTCAACTAGAAGGTGGCAATTCATCGCAGCAAGCAGCAGCGCCTCTTTATCAGCGCATCGTGCCCGATATTGTTTCTGGTATCGCATCGGCAGGACAGGGATTGCATAATTTCCTGCTTTCAGGATTTCCATCTGCTCAAACGCATATAGATTTTGGAAAAGAAGTTTTTGGCGTTAATAAGCCTAATCTGGCCGATAACCTTATACAGGGTGGCGCTCAATATGCTCCTTATGCAGTTGCTCAAGAAGCTGTCGCACCGGCTAAAGCATTATCACTTGTGCAAAAGCTGCTATCAGATTCGGCTACAGGCGGCATCTTTGGAACAACGCAGTCCGATGATCCCATTAAGGGTGGAATCGCTGGCGCATTGACCGCTCCCGCAGGAAGAGCTGCAGGAGAATTAATGCCAAAAGCGCCTGGTGCCATTTTAGATAAATTATCGCAATATTCAGCAAAGGGAATGGCAAAAAATGTTGGCGAATCGTTGTCCAACGTTAAAGATTTAACCAATGCCCAGGCTTTTGATTTAGCTAAAAATAACTATCAAGGCTACGCCGCAAAAGAAAAAGGCGCATGGGATGCATTAACCCAGGAAGCCGCCAAAGCTGACCAACAAGGCGCTAAATTTGATAATAAACCCTATGTGGATTCATTGGTTTCTCAGCTTGAAAAATTAAGGCAGCAGTCCGGCAGGCAAAGCGGGTTTGCAAGAGCCAATGCTGATTCTATTTCAATGCTGGGTGATTACATGAAGGATCAGCATGGCACATTTACAGATGCCATTGAACACAATAAAGCCCTTAACCAAGATTATCAGAATGAAATAACGCCGGGCAAAAGCCTGCCATTTACGACTGTAAATTATGCAAAGTCAAATATTAAGCAGGCCATCGGCAGCAATCTTTCAGGCAATAAGCTGCAAAATACGTTGGGCAGTGTTTGGGACGACGCAAATAAAATTACCTCTGAAAAAAACCAATTATTCAATCAAGTGGTTTCCCCTGGTGGAAGAGAACAAATAAGCAAGTTCTCCGCCTTTTTAAATGGGAAAAACGACTATCAAGACCCCTCTGTGTTTGTTAAAGACTACGTGCCAAGTTCGCGAGGCGATGGAACACAGAAAATGGAACAGTTTTCAAAAATGCTTGGTGACGATCAGAAAGCTAAAGATATTTTAAAAATGAACTACTTTGGCGATGTGTTCGATAGCGGAAACAATATAAATGCTAATAAGTTTATCAATAAATATAAGCATCTTAGCAATGAACAGCAAAGTTATATGTTTTCTGCCGATGAAAACAAAACCATTCAAGGATTAAGCAAGATTTTAGATAAAAATCCTAACGCGCTAGATAACACAAGTATCTTTTCTGGCAGCCACCTTCTTCCTTTAATACTGGGCGGCGCTGGTGGTTATCATTTTGGCGGCGGTATAGGAACGGGTGTGGGCGCGCTTGCCGCTCTATCGGGCGCACAGGCCGGAAAGGTGGGGCTAGAAAAGATTTTGGGTACAAAACCTGCCGTAAATTATTTTTCAAACAGATTGGCGAAAGCGCCACAGGCTCCTGGCGTTTCTCCTTTAATTGGTCCGCTCCTTGGTTCTTTATTATCAAAAATGGCCGCGCCACAGGCGGCAAATTATTTTGGAGGCCAACAATAATGGCAATTAACCCAAGATACGTAGCCGCTGCACCATCTTTGCAAATGGTATTCAGAGATAAGCTTACCGGCTTACCGCTGCGCAGCGGAAAAGTAAAAGGCTTTCAGGATAATAGCCGAGCAACCCCTAAAACATTTTATAAATTAAGTGGTACGCCTGGAAATTACAGTTTTACCGCTATTGGCAGCACGGTTATTTTAACAGGTATCGGTACATTCTCTGATAACGATGGTAATGACATTATCCCCTACTATCTGCCGTACGAGAGCGATTCCTCCGATATCGTAGAGCTTTATTATATTCAGGTATTGGATGAAGACGATTTCGAACAATTTACCCGCGAAGCATGGCCGCCTGGCGTAGGAGAGGGTGAAGACGAAAGCACTACCATGGTCAACTATGTGCCCAACGGCCAATTTTTGATGCACCATGATTTACCGGAAACCACAGATTATGAAGCAGGAGAAATACGGGAAGCGATAACGGATATTGCGCAAGGTGGCTGGACGTTTGAGCGGCCAGAAGGCGCAACATCCAGTGATTTTGTAACCTTTGTACGCTTTGGCTCATTTACCACGAATCCTACCGCTAGCCCTCGCTATGCCTTGCGTGTAGTCACAGAATCCGTAGGCAGTGGTGGCGATTATAAAGATGTGCGCATCAAGTTTTTAGATGTAAACAAATTCGCTTCCGCTACGCAAAAATATACGCTATCGGTCACCGCCAAAACTAACAGCGGCAGTAGTGCGACTTTATTATTTTATTATATTAAGAATTATGGTACGGGTTCAGGCGTTAGCCCACAAGAAGAAAAAGAAATAGCATCGGCGACATTATCCTCGACCTATCAGATATTTAATAACTCGTTTGTCTTTGGCGCGAATACCAGTAAAACGATTGGCGCTAATAACGATGATTTTATCCAGATTGCAATACGCTACCCCGTAGATGAAGTCTCTGATATCAGCATTGATAACGTCGTATTGACGATTGGTGAGGCCAATATTACGTCTTTTCCAATCACGACAGATGCGGAATTTTTAAAGTCGTTGCCAGGGCTTCTGCCTGTGCCCAATTATAACAATGCAAATCTTTATTTGCCGCTTGAGCTTGGGCCGCAAGGGTATGTTTACGATGATTCAGTTATTAGCAATGTAAGAATCTCAACAAAAAATGATATAGATCCAAAGCGTGAACTCAATGCCGACGGCACACAATATGAAACTGCCGGATATTCTGCGTATGGCGTCCCTTATAGCCGGTTACAGGCCAAGTGGTGGATTGATGCCAGCGCAGTGCCAAAGTGGGGCACTGGGCCGCAATATGTCACTGTTTGGCGCGGCACTACAGGTGTTTTTGCAATACATACCAATACTGCCGGTTCTGTTACTGCCACAGCGGATGGGACGCCAGCCACTGGATTCACTTTTCAAACAATAGCCACAGGTAATGCAGCTTACTACACGCAATCTGCATGGCTGGGAACTACTGAGATTTTATTGCAAAACTTAGAAAGAGGGGCTGTCACTGCCGCCACCGCCAATACTTCTGGGTTTGCGATTGCTCAGATGCGCGTAGGGTCTACGCTTCTTCAAGAAATTACCAGAATAGGATGTGTGGCGGCCTCATCATTGGCCAATCCTGGCGGGGCTGGAAAGTATTTTAAATTCTTTAGCTATCATAGCGGAGCGCCGGTTGAATTTTTTGTCTGGTATCAAATTACCAATGAAACTGTTCCACCTGGCGGGGGCACAGGAATTAAAATCAATTTAGCCGCAGGTGACACAGCCGCCAATGTTGCACAAAAAACCAGCAACGTATTAAACGGCTGGCAAGTGTCATTGGTCACTGCTACCGCAGCATCAGCCATTACGGCCGGCTCTTATTTTATATTTAATTCATCGACAACAGGCTACTACGCCTGGTTTACAAAAGATGGGGCGGGAACCGATCCGGCCCCTTCCGGAAGAACAGGCATTAAAGTGGAATTAGTGGCTGCTGATACCGCTAATATTGTTGCTGATAAAATACGTTACCTTGTTAATCAAAAATATTTTGCTGTACCTGATTTCAGAGGCATGTATTTGCAAGGCTTAGACCCGAACCAGACTATTGATAAAGATTTCAGATGGAGTTTGGTAGACAACATTAATGGCATGATGGTGGGCACATTCCAGTATGACGATAACTTGTCGCACTATCATACTTATGACCGTGCCACTAATCAATTACCACAAAGCGGCGATACAGTAAGTTGCTTTAGCGATCATATTACAGACGCGACAAGTTCATCAGGCTCCTACAACACCCGCCCCCGTAACGCCGTCGTTAATTTTTACATTCGCTATTAAGAGGATTTTATGACACAGCTATTAATGCAACGAGATTTAAGTGGTCAAAACACATTCGGATTGCCGCCTTGCGATAATAAATTTAGCACCACGCTAGCTACCACCGTTGCGCAAACGTTTACGGTGCCAACGGTAGCGACAAGATGGCTGGCGGTGTTTTCAGTCGAACCTGGCGCAAGCGTTTGGTTTGCTCATAACGCCACGGCAGAGCTTCCAGGCGCAGCCGTGGACGATAAAAACTCAGAACAAAATCCTGCCGCCTGGATTGTTAAAAGTGGCGATACCATTAGCGCCATTACCAATAACACGACAGCCGAGATAGGCGTGAAATTCTATGCCATTTCATAATTTTCCTACAGGGATTAACGATAGCCCATTGGTTAAAAGCATGTTTGTGCAAAATTACTCGCAAGCAGGGGATTTTCCGCCGCCGCAACATACCTTTTGGGTTGAATCTTTAACTGAAGCGCAAATGGTTACACCTGATGGTGATAAATATATTTTTCAAGTGGAGTAAATTTTATGGCTGACCAAACAATATGGGGGCTTCCTGCTCCTGAAAGCTCGTTAACGGGTTCCATGAAAATAGCCGTTGCAACGGGCGCAAATAGCCCAGATGTTGGCGCAACGCTTAATGAAATAGCAAACACTGGCCGCGCCAAAACCTTTACCACAAAAACAACATCTGACGCTTTAACCGGCGCTGAGTTAATCAATACGATTATTTTGCTAAACCCGCCAGATGGCAGCCAGACCTATACGCTTAATAGCGCGGCACTGATTTATGCTGCCATGGGAAGCCCTCCGCTTAACACAAGCCGAGAAGGTAGACTCGTTAATATAACGGGTTTTAATGCTAATTTAACAAAAATTGATGGAAATTTAGATATCAGTGGCATGCCATCCGTTACGGTAGGGCCTGAGCAGACTTTTGATTTAGAATTCACGGTAACGCAAATCACGCCAGCAGTTCAGGTTAGGGTTAGCGGCGGCCAGTCTTTAAATACGGATAACCCCATTCCAAATTTAATTTTTGCATCCCCCGATGGAAGTGCTAGCGAAGCAGGCAATGGCTCTTATCAACGTCCTTATACCGCTGCCTACGCAGAGACTAAAGCCGTTATCGGGCAAAGTACAATTTTATATACGCCAGGAACACACACAGGAGCGATTGCTTTAAAACCGAGTATTGAGCGTACAGGTTTTGGAAATCAAGTATCTGTCTTATCGGGAGCAATTACTATAGACCAAACGGAGTGGGATGCGACCGTTAACCCACATTTAGATATGGAGGATTTGGGACTTACGGGAACTGTTAATCTGGTTGGTGGCTCTAGTATTAGATATGACGGCTCTGCTTTACGCGCTAAAAATTGTGTATTTCCAACTGGGGCGTCAATTGATGTTATTGATCATATTCAGATTTTAAATGACACGCAAGCAACTAATTTAACAATATCAAACCCTAGCCGCGTATTGATTCAATCAAAATTAATTACGGGGTCATTAACATTTAACGAAGGATTTGTAAGTGCTGGTGTGCCAATTATATATTTAGATGGTTTGGGTATCGATACCTTAAATGGCAATTTATCTTTTGGAGTATTAGGGTTACCGCCCTTTAAAATAACAAATTGCCCTAATTTAGGAACAGGAACATTAGATTTTCACGATTTAACCGAAGCGGGAAATCCGTGGGATATAACCGTTGATGCGATTAGTTATCCGACCACTATTGTCCCTCATTCCGGCACCAACTTTACTATTGCCCGATTTCAAAATGTTGCAACGGGGGCAGTAGATCAATCAATTACAGGGGCAATGCTCGCACCGGATACGATTTCAGCCATTACAGTAACCGCGTATACGCTGGTTTTAGGGGATTACGGGAAATTCCATATTTGCGCTAATGTTGCAGCGCAAACGATCACGATACCAACTAACGCCAGTGTTGCTTTTCCAGTAGGGACTTCACTTGAATTTGCTCAATTAGGAGCAGGGCAAGTAGATTTCGTAGGGGCTGTTGGCGTAACAATTCAAAGCACAGTGGGGGCTACACCAAAAATTTCCGCGCAATTCGGGAAAGTCACCTTTTTTAAAACCGGCGTCAATACGTGGTTAGCATCTGATGACATAATTGCCTAACTTGAGAAAATTAATATGCCAATACGAGACACAACGGTTCCTAAGCGCGAGTTGCGCTACCAAAAAAGGCTGGCCTATGAGGCTCAAGAAGCTAAACGTAACCCGTATCGGCATATCCCACATGCCAGTTTTTTCAATAGCAAAACAAAAGAAGTGGGCGTCACTACAAAATTATTGCTGGCGACACTTTTATTGTCAGCGCCATGCGGGCAACGCTATGAAATAGATTACTCGTGCTGGGACGGTGAGACAAATACTCCGTATTGTAAAAAATAATTTTTAACTTTAACTATGAGGAATAAATAAAATGACAATTTCAAACATTACAATTGACGTGGCCGGTCAAATCGGCGTTAACCCACGCATCGTAAGAGTGGTGTGTGATGATACATTAAGCGAAGTAACGACAGCAGGATTTTTGAATCATCAAAATACGTCCGCTCAGGGCGGCATCTTGTTAACAGATATTGTATTGGTTAAATATGACACTGATGTAGGCTTTTTTAAGCCATCAATTAGCAGCGGTATTATTACGCTTGTTTCCGTGATGGCCGATGTGGCATTACCCACTATTGCCAACTACATCGCTACATTTTCAAACACAGAGGGTGGCATTAAAAACGGTTCATCGACTGCCACGAATCCTGGCAATATCAATGCCGGTTTATCGGGCACAGCAGGCGCGTTATCTTCTTTTCCGGCTACAGAGGCCAAGGGCAGTTTAAAAGTTGCCGCTGTTGCTAACACGGGCGATACCGTAACGACAATTAGCAATGCCGCCATGGGGCAGGCTTCCGTAGTGAGCATTCCCGATCCTGCTGCTGCTACAGCTAATTTTGCAGTTGCACCGGCAGCTCTTGTGAATAATAACTTAGTCAAAGCAAGCGGTACTGCTGGTTTGGTGGCGGATGCCGGTCACCGCATTATCTCTAACACAACAGCAACTTATGGAGGAGGTGGAACCACTAACCAATTTGTTGCAACAGGTTTAACGGCTGCGTCTAAAGGTTCTGCAGTTATTAGAACCTCGACCAACTCTGTATCAATTACTAAAGCGCTGCCTGGCACAAATACGCTAGATATTACGTTTAGCGCTGATCCAGGCGCAGGCACAACGGTTGATTATATTTACACAACGGCGGCTGCCTCATAATGAATAAGTCACCCTGGCAATATTTTGAGCTTGACGAGCTTAAATGCAAGTGCGGCAATTGCGGCTCAGCGGGCATGGAAATGGATGATAGTTTTATGCAAAAAATTATCATCCTTCGGGAGGAGCTTGGCTTTCCTTTTTGTGTTTCTTCTGCTTACCGCTGTCCAAAGCATAATACGTCAGTATCTAGCACGGGCATGGCAGGGCCGCATACCACCGGCAAAGCCATGGATATTGTTGTACACGGCGAAGAAGCTTACCGCTTGGTCAAAAAGGCAGTGCTGCATGATTTTAGCGGTATTGGCGTAAGCCAGAAGGGAATACGGCGTTTTATTCATTTAGACAGTTTAGAAAAGCCTGATTACCCGCGGCCTAATATTTGGAGTTATTAATATGGCATTGGAACCGATTACTGCTGGCATTGAATTTTTTAGGGATATCGTTAATAAGATATGGCCTGATAAATCAGAGCAGGAAAAACAAGAAATTGCTCAGAATATGGCTAGAGAAGCGCAGGAACATGAGCTTGTAAAAGGTGAGCAAGAGCTATTAAAAGGTCAGCAGGAAATTAATAAGATAGAGGCGGCCAGCAGTAATTTATTTAATTCAGGCTGGCGACCTTTCCTTGGCTGGGTTTGCGGAATATCGTTTGCGTGGCATTTTGTGCTTGAACCGTTTTTGATGTTTGCCGCAGCATTTTTCGGCAAAGAAATAAAGCTATCTGCTGCCATTGATATGATGCAAATAATGCCTATGTTATTTGGCATGCTGGGCTTAGGTTATTACAGAACCAAAGAACGCATAGCGGGAGTAATCCCAAGGGGGAAATAATTATGCAAGAGAGAAAATTATCTTTTAGCTTAAACATTACCACATTAATAGCTATTATAACGATGTTTGTTTCAGCTATTTGGTATATTTATTCAATTGATAAACGCTTATCCCTGGTTGAGCAAGATGTAGTGCATGTTGAGCAGGGCATGGAACAACAAGACCGTCAGCTAGATAGGCTAGAAAATAAGCTGGATAAGATTTATGCAATATTGGCTGAAAAATCTAGCTTGCGAAAAATAGAAGAATAGGTTTAATTTGCATCTTCACCCTCGCGGCGGGGTGGTGTTAATATTTTGTCAATTTTGTCTATACAATTTAAGAAATTATCAACATCAATTTGTTCAATGCATGCGTAACAAATTCCATCCAATAATGGGTTTTTGAGCTCTCTGCTACACACAAGACATCGACCTGGTTTAAGCATTTCATTTTCAATCATAGTTTCACCCCTCAGCGCCAGGCGGGAGGGGCATTATAGCCATTTTGTTTTGTGATAAGTATTTTCGGTAACAGGTGGCAAATTGGCCTCTGCTCGTTTCTCGCATGTTTTGCACAGGCCTCTTTCTCCGCGATGTCCGCGAAAGATTGAAAACGCCTCGCCATCAGACCTATTCCATCCGTACTTACACATAGGCCAATAATCACCATTTTCATCTACAGCATATAGGTGCGAATGTTGGCGCTCTTCGCCTGGGTTTCTGCCGATAGCTTCCACATATTTTGTTATTATCATTTGTTCACCCATTCTGCTACGCGGGCGGCGCGGCGTTAAAATAGTTCATATTTCTTACAGTTGGGCGATAGCCATAAAGACTCAATCCGAGCTCGAGCTCCGTCTGCAAATGCTAGTTTATCCAATCTGGCCCACCCTTTAAAAAGCTTATCATAAAGACTATTGCCATAGCCGCTCAGCACAATATAGCCCTCCAATGAATTTAAAGATTCCGCCAACTTTTCATGATCTTGCTCGTTCATTTCGTGCCGATAGCCTTTTGCGCCGGTTCTGGTTTCTGGCATATACGGCGGATCCACATAATGCAACGTTTCTGAGCTGTCATGATGTCGCATTACATCCAAAGCATCCTTATTTTCGATAACGACGCCTTGCAAGCGTTCAATAATGGAATCAAAGGCTTTGGGATAGTTCGCCCAGTCGTGCGCCGGCGTAGTGCCAGAACGGTTAGCATTGGCTCTAAAGCCGCTTTTCTTAAAGTGGGAATTACTACCAAAGCCCATAAAAGCGCGTATTACCGTCTTGCGGGCCTGCTCAATAGGATCTGCGGAAGGCTCGTAACTTTCCATGAATTCTGAACGGGCAAAAGGGGTTAGTTTTAACGCTGCCTGCAGCTCGCGGCCGTGGTCGCGGGCAACCTTAAATAAATTGACCAGCTCGCCGTCTAGGTCGTTATAAACTTCCGCATAGCTGCGCGGTTTTTTTAACAATACACTGGCGCCGCCGCCAAATGGCTCAACATAAATTCGATGCCTGGGGAAGTAGCTGATAATCCAATCAGCCAGTTTCCATTTGCCACCGTGATACCTAATTATAGGGCGTCTGCATATCATAAAATCTTGCCCCAGCAGTGCACCAATTTTAGACCAGCACCAGGTAAAAACGGGGTCAAAATGGCTTTAAATTGCACAATTTTGCAGTGGCGCCGAACTGTAAGTGCTTGATTTATAAGCGCGTATAAAAACGCGCCGTGGATTCGCAATGCAGAGGTCGGGAGTTCGATCCTCCTCGGCTCCACCAATAAAATCAGATACTTAAGCATTTAGTTCACCATTTTCCGCACTGGGCTGGACAGATTTTGCACCAGTACTTTCTGAAAAATTAAGAAGTAAAAGCGCATCTTTTTTTACCGTATCACTATCAACCCCAAACAATTTTGGGTTAAAAGGTTCAGTTATTATGTGCCAGCCGCCCGGGGTTTTGTACCTAAAGACCTCTTTAATGCCAAACGATGAAAGTTTCCAGGTAAATTCAGGGTGATCATAGTCAATTAAAAATAAGCTTTCTGCTCTGTTTTCCGGCTTCATTAGAGAGCTACAGAAAGAATCCTGAATCCTGGCATAAAATTTATATTTGTACTCTTGATCAAGATTTAGCTGAGCATGCTGGAAATGCTTTATTGCTTTATCCATATTTCTAGCATTAACACACATATAAAGCCTAATATCTGGATTGGCCAAATATTCCTGTTGAGATAGTAACTTAATGATATTTGCCTCAAGCTGCTCTTTGTCTGCTGATATCAGTTTAGAAACCCAGCGGCGCGAACCCTTGTTTGAATTCATCTGCCCGCGGTCAATCAACATGCAAACCCTAACACCATGAGAGAAAATTTCGAATTTCTCTACTATCTCTTTTGCCTTTTGCCCTGTATTCATATCACACCACCTTCCACTAAAACCATTATTGAGGCCCATAAACCGATAGTGGCCACAATAGAAAGCCCAACGGCAGTATCAAATTCTACGAAACGTAGAAGTATTTGGCACAATCCAAGCCCAAAGCAAGCAGATAAAAAACCAGCGCCTATCATTTGTAATATAAATTTCATCTAGTTATACCACCTTCAATTTAGCCTGACCTTTCTCCCCGCTAATCCTATCCGCCGCCGCCCTCAAGTGAGAGCTACTAAGATGCGCATAGCGAAGTACCATTTCAAAGCTGTGCCAGCCGCCCAGCTCGAATAGCTCTTGTAGCGTTGTGCCGTTCTGCACATGCCAGCTAGCCCACGTATGCCGCAAATCGTGCCACCTGAAATCCTCAACGCCCGCCCGCTTAAGCGCTGCCCTGAATGCTTTAGTATTGCACTGGCCTACCGGATGCTTATTGTACGTAAAAACATATTCATGATGCTTGCCCATTTCGCCTTGCAGCACTTCGATAGCATCCTGATTAAGCGGTATCGCTATCGCCTTGCCGCTTTTGCTGTGCTCGGCATGGACCAGGGTGTGCTTTTTAGCCATGTTGATATCGCGCCACTTTAAGTTGCGCACATTGCCAGCGCGCAGGCCTGTTGCTAGCGTAAAGCGCGCCATAGCTTTTAAGTGAGCGGGCAGGGTAGCCAGCAGCCTATTAGCCTCCTCGCGCGCAATCCAGCGGATGCGTTGACGCTCCCATTTTTTAAGCTCTTTGCGCGGTATTTTGGGCACCCTGTCTATCCACTCCCATTCTTTGCAAGCACGGTTCAAGATGGCTCTAATCAAGTCCATAATGCGATTGATATAGTTAGGCTTATAATCGCCCTCAGATTCTTTAGTTTTAATGATGTCTTCAAGAACTTCTTTAGTGATATCTTTTAACTGATAGCTGTTCAAATGATCTTGCAGCCATTTTAAAAAAACTAAGTCGGTACAAAAAGATTTCTTATGGCTTTTTTCTTCCAGCCAGCGCATGACGGCCTGTGGCCACGTATAGCCAGGCTTTTTACCGAGCAGGACATGCTGCCTTATCTCGTTCTTGCGCTTGTCTTCGTACTCTTGCGCCTCGCCTCTAGCAGTGCATTTAGTTGATTCCTGCACGCGGATGCCGCAGAGTGAGAAGCGTGTGTAGTAGAAAGGGCTATTCTTTTTCTTGCTAATTGCCATGTGTGGTTATCTCCTGCAATGTTGTCATCATCCTGTACATAATTCTTTCGCATACATGCGATTAAATCTGCTTTGAAAAAGCGCCACTCGCGTCCTAGCTTGCAGCCAGGGATGAGGCCTTTCTTTACCTTCTGAGCAAAGCGGCCTGTGCTTTTAAAGCCCAAGAAGGCTGCCGCTTCGTGGATGTTCATTGTTTCTTCGTCTGTTTTAGCAAACATAGTCACCTCTTTATTCTTCTTCGTCGCAACCGCATTCAATAAACATGCAGCCGCATAAATCGCAAATATCGGTTGCCAATTCGCTTTGTTCTTCATCATCTAAAAACATAGTCACCGCCTTGGCTTAACCGCTAGAGATTGCAACTCAACGCTCGCTGGTTTTTGTTCCTGTTTTTGCTCTTTTTTAGGTTCGGGCGCTGGCTGCTTTTTAGTTTCAGATGGTTTCAATCTGTAAAAACCCTGCTGACGTGCGCATGCAAAATAGTGCATCATGATGTTTTTTCCTCTTTATTCATAATTTAACCTAATGCCGTTGGTGGTGTTGTTTCTTTTTGTATAAAGTCTAAAGCTTCCTCGATGGAATAAACCCACTGACTAACCAGATAACTTTCAAAAATTACTCTTACTATGAACATATGAGCCGTGCCTTGCGTTGCGCCTCGCTTTATTATGATTTTAGTTACTTTTTCGCTCATAATTTAACCTTGTGCCGTTGGTGATGGTGCCAGGTGTTGTATTGCGTATGGGTTCCCAATCCTTGCAAGCCTTTTAACTTTTTTCAAATCTGTTACATAATAAGTTGAAACGTAAATACTTCCATCGCTGCGCCTATGCTGTGTATAACCATTCTTCATAACCTGAAGATTTTTATTTCCCAAATCTTTTGCATAGCTGCCGTTTTCATCAGCCTTAAAATAGGATGCATTTACATAATCTCTAAATTGTGAAACGCACATAATTTAACCTCATATCTCCAGTAATAGTATTTTATAGCTCAAGCACTTTTTTAAGAGCATCTATAAAGCCATGGTAGTAATGGTACTGTACAGGTGTTGTTGTCATTGTTGCATCGCTGTACCTATCTTCAAGTCTTAAATTTTCCAAAGCTTCATCTAGCAATTTTTCTACTTCTTCTTTGCTTAGCATATAAACCTCATAAGTAATAGTGTTTATCGGTGCTATTTTCTGTAAATTTCCCAGTCTGTTGCGGTTACGTCTTCTAAAGAAAAAGCCTTTTCCCCCATTGGAATATTTTTAAATACGTGACCTACTGGACGGCTAAAATATAAATAATCACCTTTTTTTATAATGTGTACATGATCATTCCATTTCGTTCGTCGAATACCAAAGCCTTTATCTAATTCTTCAATAGCTATTAATGATTTCATATAGCTCCTGGCTCCTAAGTAATAGTGTTTATCGGAATCATCTATATTTTCTTTCCGCAACACGGGCATTCTTTAAATTGGTCTGGAATTTCACCCTTTTTCATAATAAAAAAATAAATACTACTTTGAATAATAATTGCCTCATCAGGCTGACATCCGTATTTAGCAATAAAAGCTTCTAATATTTCTTCTCGCATGCTCATAACCTCTTTATGCACCGGCATACCGGACATATCTGATTTTTCAAACACGTCAATCATGCGTTCTTTTGCGGCTTCTATTTCCGCGTTCTTTAATTTATTTAGCGCCTCGGTCTTTATCGTATTAATAAATCTAATCACGGATGATTCTCTATTTTCTTCTGTATCAAATGCAGTAACGTAAGTATGCAATAGATTTAAAAGTGTCCCCCTAACCGCAAATAAAACAATAGATAATTTTTCGCTGTCCAGGTTATTCTCAACAATATATTCCTCAAGCATGCTATTGACGCGATCCCGCACCTCATCAACTATCTGAAAAAATTGCTCATGACTTGTCATAAAATATTAACCTCCAATTTCAGTCCATCAATCAGCTTGTAAGCTGATAACATATTTGGAATACCGCCAGCCTCTATGCGCTGTATCGTTGTGCGAGCCATTCTGCACTTATCGGCAAGCTGCTCGTGCGTTAAGCCCATCGCTTCTCGAATCGTGCGCAAGTTTTGTGGTATATACACTTTCATTCGGTTCATTTGTTCCGGCGTTACTATGACCATATTTACTTTTACTCCTTAAAGTTGGAGGCGGTAGGCGCGTTCCACAACTAAATTTCAACGCTTAGTATTATTGCGCTAAGCGCTTACTTTAAACTGGAATCGAACCAGTATAAGCCCAATAAAGCCTGCGCTTTCGCGCCACGCCGCTACCGCCATAAATCATTAAAACGGAATATCATCGTCTTTAAATTCAGCACCAGTCTTATTGTTTTTAGCTTCTTCGAGTTCTGCATAGCCAGCGATGACTGTTTTATCAGCATATTGCCCTGTTTTGTCTTTTTGAGTTTTAATAAATGCTTTGCCAGTTTTTCCAAGGCAATCACTTGCTGACAATTCGCCACTCTTAAACTTTTCTAATGGTATGCCGGTAGCCAAGCAAAATTGCTTAATCTTCCATGCCAATTTTGGCAATAGATAATCAAAAACATTGCCTTGCTGACCTTGGTTGTCCCAAACTTTAAGTAATAGCTGTATCATTTCATTGCCACTCTTTGAGGTGGCATCTTCAGCTTTTAATACCTCAAAATCCGCATCGCCTTCTGCAAGCAATTGGTTTTCGGCTTCTTCTGGGTTAAATCGCATTGCTTATTCTCCTTTGAATTGACTATTAAGTTTATCGATACAGGCTTGAATGTTTTTAGTATTCATTTCATCAAAAGTGGTGGCCTTAGAAGCTATTAGCCATTTTTGTGTTATTTCATCCGATACCTTTAAAATGCCTATTAAGCGCTTCAGCTCAGCCACTTGCTCAGGCGTGGCTAAAGTTTCAATATCGGAATCACGCAAAAATATTTCTTCGCCAAATCTTTTTTTGATTGTTTCGTAACCGTCATCAAAATCTAATAGCTCTTGCATAGAGATTTCACTATAGCGAGTTTTTTCTACAAAAGCCTTTCTTGATTTACCTTGCATTCTCATATGCAAAACAGTGCCTAATGCATAGCCTATCTTTTCGTTGATATCAGCAATTTTGCCAACTTCTTCATTTTTCTCATACTTTGTTTTCTCATGGGCTATAACAATGACATTCATGTCGAGCCGAGTTAATAAAATACCAAGATGAAAAGTTAAACGCTTAGCTTTAGCTAGGTTTGCTCCAAACTCTGTACCCTCTATTGGTTTAGTGGCGGCCTGTATTAATCGGTCAGCTTCCATGTTAGCCAACAGAGCATACGGGAAGGTGAGAGAATCAATAACTAATGTCTTATAATTATGCTTAACCGTGAGCAATGCTTTTACTTCTTTTATGATTTCTGATAGCTCAGGCAAATCTATTGCCTCACTTTTATTAGCTTTTAACATTTTAACAAAGCGTTCATACTTCAAAACGCCCTCAGTATCTATGTAATAAACAGAAGGAATAGAGCAAGCAAAATGGGTTTTTCCAGTTCCTTTATCTCCGTAAATCAAAGCCCTAAAGCGATTAGGCTCTAGTACTGGTGGTTTAGCTCTTAACGATGCCATAGTCTTAACTCCTATATATTTGATTTTTGCAGTTCTTCAATTTTCTTTTCTAATTCTTCAATCTTTTCCTCAAAATGGAAAAGTAATGTATCAAGGTATTCTGAAAGAATTTCTTCGTCAGACAATAATGTTTCTTTTTTCATTTCTTCTTTAAAAAATCTATACATTTGCATATATCAATCCCAGTTATATTTCGCTTTAGCTTTATACATTCTTTTCTTCTTTAATTAATCCCATTATTTTTTCTTCAAAAATATTTTCTATTAAGCGCATGAGTAAATTTTTCTCAAAATTAAAAACATTATTAAATACCGTCTGTCGCTCTTCTTCATTTTTATAAAGCTCATCTTTATCAGCGTAATATAGTACGGTGTATAATCTGTGTAGCCTGTCGTGTATTAGACTTTTTTGCTTTTCAGTTAGCATTGCTGAGCCTCCTTGATTTTTTGCATGATTTCTTCGGGGGTTTCTTTAACTCTTAAACACGTATTAGATTGATTTATAAGTGTGAAATGAGTTTCAGAGAAATCATCATCTTTATATTGACAATTTTCCCTTATATTATCTATTCGCTCATAGTTCACATTAATGATATTTCCTGTTAAGTCAGTTAACTCAATAAACATTGCTCTTCCTCCTCTAAATATCGTTGATGTTCTAACTCTTGCTCATGCGCCCAGCCTTGCATGTCGTCTTGTTCATCCATGACTAGGCCCCCGCTGGCTTAGTAGCTAGCCAGTATAAAAACCGGCTCAGCCCTCTAAATCTTCTCGGATTCTTTAACCGCTCTTGTGCTGTTACTGCGTCTTTGTTAAGCATGGTTATTTCTCCTTAATTAATTCTGGGTTTTCGTGAGGATGCCGATGATTTCGCAAGTCTCTAAATATGTAGGCGTAATACATCTCAGCTTAGGGATATCCGCTCCTAAAAGTCTAAGATCAAAGCAGGCGCATTCATTATTCCAAAATACCCGCCACATATGGCCATCAATATCCTGAACTAAGTCACCTTGATAACAATCTTTGCCGTTCTTGTCCTTGAGGCCGGTGTATTGGTCTTTAGCGACAAGCTTCCATTTTTCGTGGTTGCGAGGTGCGCTCATTACTCCGCGCACTCCATCAATCAATTCATCGAGCGTTAAACAACAAAGGTTTATATCGTTATCGTTTGGAATTTTGCTTTTATAAACAAACCTAAACTTAATCTCACGCATATAAACCCCCATTCATTTCTTGCGCCACTTCCCGCTGATGCGCGGCTAGCAGCAAATCTTCTTCGCTCGGCTGATGTATCGGGTGCCGGTAGTTCTCAAAGGTAGCTTCAAGATTAAGCAGTTCGTTAATACGCTTTTCGGCCATTTTCTTAGCGCCGCTCTTCATAACTTCAATAAGCTCTTTTGCCTCTTCTGGCTGTGGGTCCAGCAGCAGATGCGCTAAGCGGTTAGCCACTTCATCCGCTACGTCAGTTTCGCTTATAAACTCAAAGCGCCCAGAGCGATTACACTGATGCATGATCATGCTGGTCAGTATTTCTATATCGTGCTCGTCTAAATCGTCATAGCTGCGATGTCCTTCGCTGTATAGCTGCTCAACGTGCAAATCCAACTCGTTCTTTGCGCTGATTGGGCTGTTTAATCTGTGTTTACGCATAAATCCTCCTTAATTCTTTGGCAAATTTTAAAAAATCTTCTCTGCTGTCAATATGAGAGTTTAGCCAAGGCCAGTTTTCTTCCGCTTTTAGTTGATTGTGCATTTTTTTATAAATCGCTAATTCCGCTTCGAGCTTTGCTTCAACTGCCTCAAACATTTTTTTGTAATCCATACATCCTCCTAATTAATATCCAAAAAGGGCTTTAAATACTTCTCTCTTGTTGTACTCGCTTTCTAGTTTTTTCTTTGCTGTTTCAATTAAAGAATCAGCTAGCAGTTTATTAATTCCATTAGCCAATTCAGGAACACTACCCAACACGCCCGCTTTTTCCGTTGTAAGTAAAATTTTAATCTCCGGCAAAACTTCTTTTTCAAACCATTCGTTAACTGCCCCTATGACATTTTTTGATATTTGTTCTTTTATTTCCCAGGTGACATGGGATTGAATATCTTTTTTCAGGTTTTCCACTATTTGTGGTATTGCATCATTCAATGCTTTTTCTACTAATTCTTTGCTATTCATACATCCTCCCTAGTTAGTGGAGCGGTAGCCGGACTGGTTGCCGGCGTTGTGGAATCAAGGGGTAACAAAGAACCCCCTTATTCGCTGACCGCGTGTCAGCACGCTTACCGCATTGGTGCCCTTGCCACTGCCGCCTATATCACTTATGGACGAAGGCTATAAACAAGCAGCAGCTTGGGCATTAGCCCCGCCGCCAAGAATGGTGTTACTTGGCTTTAGGGTGTCCTCTCCCGCTGGGTTGCACGAAGCTATCTAGGGTTCCAGATAGATTCACCAGCAGAAGAGAACAAACGCAGATTACAACCAAAAGTTGTTATTGTCAACACTTTTTAGTTGTATTTTATGAAGGATATTTTTTTAGACTTTTAATACAAGGGAAATTTAGCCCCTGATAGGCTACTATATGCTTGTCTATGTGTCAAAGAATGGCACTTATTGGGTGTGGCATTATCGGGTGTATTTTGGCTTATTCCACGGATGGATAAAAAGCAACAAAACCTTGTAAAAATAGGTGAGAGAATAATAGAAATAAGGAAGCTAAAGGGGCTGTCTCAAGAAGAGTTAGCCGCTAGGGCCGGGATGGGACGTACTTATATGGGGCGCATTGAGCGCGGTGAACAAAACGCATCCATCCGAAACATGATAAAAATAGCCAAGGTTCTCGACGTCCAGATGGGAGATTTATTTCCAGAGATTAATGACTTATAATAGTACAAGCCAGCCAAGAGCGGGTTTGGGTCACTAAGCCCTAGCTTTAAAGCCCTGGTTGGTTTTTCTTGAATTTTAAAATTATAGAACGACTTAATAGCAGTTTCGTAGAAAAAGAAAATTTATAGATTTCTAACCTTCTCTTTCCGCTGAATAAAAACCACAAATAATTAATGGCCGCAACAGCCAAGTAAAAAGGAGCCAAAGCCTTACGCTTATATCTGTCACCCTCAACATCAACTAGTTTACAATGATAAAGTTTAAATAAATAAACGAGTTGGTAATAGCTTAAAGGGCTAATATGGCCTCTGTCGCATAATTCTTTTCGGTTTATATTAAAAAAGTAGCGTGGATTAAATTGGTAAAATTCACCAGTAAATAAAAAAATAAACCTACTGAAAGCGTTTTGTATATTAGGAGTGCTGATAATAATATAGCCGTCTTCCTTTGTAACGCGCACTAGCTCTTTTATGGTCTGAGCTGGCGCTAAAAGATGCTCAAGGCCTTCTAAGCACAACGTATAATTAAATTCGTTATCAAAAAAAGGAAGTTTCTCTTCTAAATTCGCTTTTACAAAATCTTTCCTCGCGCCATTGATGTCGGCGCCAGTAACAGCAAATCCTTGCTTTTTTAGCCCATCACACATTAAACCATTGCCAGCTGGAAAATCCAAAGCAGTTTTATTAGACCCTGAGCCATCTTTGGCGATCATTTTTAATATTTTCTCCATGTATCCGGTAAAATTACTCGCATGGCTAAAATAAGTTAGTTGAGACATGCTTGACTCCCAAAAGTTAATAATATTTTCTGGCGTAAGTTCTTTCTTCCATTCGTCTAATCATGCGCCTGCTGGCAAGACTATTATAAATAGTCCTGGCATCATACATATGCGCGCCTTTTTGCTTGCTATTAAACATCTTTAGAATGTAAGTACGTTGCGGTAAAGGTGGCCCTCTAAAATCAAAACCTTGTGATGGCTCATTTTCCTTCGCGGCCACCACTTCGTTCACGGGAGTAAGAGTAAAATATTTATAACCGCCATCAAGCGTAAGCTCAGCGCAACGCCTAAAGAACTTGTTTTGGACTTTAGGCGGAGCGGTAAAAGGATTGCCGCGGGAGATTATCTTATAGGAATTATCGCCTAATGGCGTTTCAGTATACGCATATCGATGGGTTGCACATCCTGCAATAACCATTAAAGCTAGAAACGAAAAAATAATCTTTTTCATGATTTCCCCTGTGTTAAGCCTCTATTTAAAATTAAATATCTTCGCCTGGCGGCTGCTTATAAACAACAACACCAAAAATATTAATATCATCAGTAACTTTTATTTTTGGAATATCTTTGTCTAAAGAGCTGAGGTATGCATCCCCACCATCAAAATCAATTTTCTTTAGCATGGCTTCAGAAGAACCTTTCTTATAGGCGATTACAAAACTTCCATCTTTAGGCGTTTTATCTAAATCAACAAAGATAATGTCGCCTGGCTTAAATTTAGGCTCCATTAAGCTGTTATTAATTTTTAGCGCTTTGCATTTTTCAAATCCTTTTTTATACACAGGGACTTTCTCCTTATTTTTTTCTAGCTTGTCCCTATCTAGCTCCGTGCAAGCTGCATACTCTACAATATCCATCCAAGAAAGGATAGTCACCAAGGTAGCTGCTGGCAATTTTTCTGCGCCGCCCATAATCCAATCAATAGATCGGTCCAGTGCATGGGCAATAGCCATGATCTGGTTAGAATAACCTATCTTTCCAGCCAATATTTTTTGTATAGTTTGCTGACGTACACCGATTAGCACCGCCAGTCCGGCCTGAGACATTTTCTTTTCTTTCATGGCCAGCAAAATCCTGCCGACCTGCTCCTTGGATAACTTTCTTTCCTTCATGGCGCTTAAAAGATTATGGCCTGATAGTGTCATGGGTAAAATCCTACAACTAGAGGTTGTAAACATCAAACACTCAAAAAGTGTTGACAATAACACTTATTGGTTGTATTTTTCATGCATGACAAAAAAGAGCGAAAAAAACGAAATAAGCCCAATAGAAGAAGCTATTGCGCTTTTTGGGGGCAACCAAAAAGCCTTTGGTGAACGTTTTGGCATTAGACAGCAAACCATAAGCAAATGGGTTCAAAAAGGTGTTGTTCCTCTTGCGCGAGTTTTTGATGTTGAAAGAGAAACGGGCATCCCAAGGCACAAATTGAATCCCAGGTTTTTTTCACAAGAACGCGCTTAGTCATAGCTTCTAAAAATTTATATGTCCGCATTGGCGGCCTAAGTGTTTATGGCCAGGGCTTATTAACTCTCCAGGTTAAATTTAGCGATGACCTGGCCACCATATTTATTTATTTGTTGTAAGCAAAAGCTTACATCCTTGTAAGCTTATATATTACAAGAAGTTATAGGATGAGTCACGAAAAAAAATTAGGGGTATTTAGGGGTAAGGAAAGAAACATGCATTACGAAGATGAATTTCAGGCGCTGCGTAGCGTGATTGAAGACAGCAGCAAAAGCTATAAAGAAGTAGCCGTTTACTTGTTCCCTCATCTGAAAATGGAAAGCGCTTATGGGCGCTTAAAGGCCTGCCTTAATCCAGATAAGGATGAGCGATTAACGTTTGGACAAATCATTACCATGTGCCGATTTTGCGGGCGTTTTGATGCCCTGTATTACATGGCCGATGAACTAGAGCACGAACAGCCAAAATTGAAGGAACCTGAAGATAAAGACTCTTTATTGATGCAGCAATTTATTGAAGCAAAGCGCGGCTTAGAAAAAATCGCAGAGCGATTGGAGCGCAGCATCAACAGAAAAATTGACTCCAAAGACGCAAAGCCAGGGGAAAGCTGATGTTTGAAATCAGCCAAAAAACAGCGAGCATAAGTCAGCGGGTACTGCTCAATAAAATTGACCGCTTCTTTAAAAATTCACCGAGCACGAAAACGCTAGCGCTCAGTCAAAAAGATTACGACAAACTCTATACGCTGGTGCCTGCTGATTTGCAACAGCGAGGGATAGCCATATCGTACCAGGGGAGGCTGATTACATGTCGTTAAAGCGGCCTGCCATGCAATTTTATCCCGCCGATTATCGCAATAACGCTAACCTGCGCCGCTGCTCCTGGGAGGCAAGGGGCGCATGGATAGAAGTCATGGGACTAATGCATGATTCAGACGAATACGGAATATTGCGTTGGCCACTAAAAGAAATTGCAAAAGCGATTGGCGCACCTGTTCGATTATTGAAAGAACTGGTTGAAAAAGGAGTGCTTAAAGGCTCAGAAAAGAAAGGAGAAAAGGTATCCTTTTCTATTTCAATTTCTCAAAAAAATTCAGAAAATTTAACGATTTTTTTACTAAAAAATGAAGAAAATCCTTTATTTTTTTCTTCACGCATGATGAGGGATGAATACATCAGAAATAAGCGCGCTGCTCATGGCGCTAAGTCCTTGGAAAATATGAGCGTACCAAGGAAAAAGGAACAAGATAAGGATACCATCTCTACACCAGAGAAGGATACCTTGCCTACCCAGGATAAGGATACCATTTCTCCATCCCCTACATCTTCTTCTTCATCTTCTACTACATTACTAGACATTAGTGATCCTAATAATCCTAGTAATAAACCAAACATCAGTGATACTCACACTCTCTCTTCGCGCGCGAGTAATTTTTATCAAAATTTTCCCACCAGCGTAACGGAAGCATCCGAGGATAACTTTGCCAAGTTCAGAGCGCTGTACCCCGTGCCTGGCAACTGGCTAGAGGCGCAAACCCTCTGGGTGCAGAAAAAATGCGATGACTGCGCTGAAGAAATTTTTGCCGACATTCCAAAACGCCAGGAGCAATGCGCGCGCTGGGAAGAAATGCGCTACATCCCGAATCCCGAAAAATACTTGAAAAACGAGGTATGGAAAAATGCAATTGTACAAAAATCAACCGACATCACTGGCAACGCTGTTGCCTATGGCGGACCCAGAGATATCGCAAAAATACGAGCAGACCACGAGGCACGACAAGCCAAAAAGAAAAGCGTGGGTTGACCATGCGCTGAATCGCTTGATGGCCGCGTTCCCGCTGTGGCGGCTCACGAACGAGGGGCTTCTCGGCTTAAGCGCCGAATGGGGCAGGACGTTTGCGAACTGGCACGTAACGGACGAAGAAGTCGACGCAGCGATAGAGCTTTGCAAAGACGAGTGGAACCGCGTACCGGAGAACGTGACAAAAGCATTCCGCGAATTATTGAACAAGGCGATTGCAA